TACTTGGCTATTAATATTAGAATCGTTAAAACTCAAAGCCTCTATGATAATTTCAGCAATTAATTGACCCTTAAAAATAGAATTATCAAGGTTTAAAATTTCTGTGATAGAAGTAGATATTTGCCCAGCATTAATATTAGAATCATTGAAATTAATACTATCAGTTGTTAATGCAGTGTAGTTAAGTGCGGCAAGATTAGAGTCAATAATAGTCATAAGGTCAGAAATAGTATTTTCGCAAATAACATTATTTTGTATTAAATCTGAAATGCTTAAATTTTCAGATAGAGAATTTAAAAATAATTGAGCATTAGAATTAGAATCTAAAATGTTAAGAGCGTCTTCAATAAAATTAGCAAATTCTACATGGATAATATTAGAATCATTAAGAGCAATTATGTCATTTATGATGTTATTTGAAGTTATTTTATTAGCGTTTACATCTAATATATTAAGAGTTTCTTCAATACTATTAATTAATGCTGCACTGATAATATTAGAATCATTAAGAGCAATTATATCAGAGAATGAAGAATCGAAAGCTGAAGAACCTGTATTATTATCAGCAAGAGTAATTGCCTCGCTAATATTGCCATTATACAGTAGCGACAAGGAGGCAGTATCAGCAATATTAAGAGTATCGGATGTATTATTGTCTCCGGTCAAAACTGTCGGCACAGTATCGGCAATATTAAGAGTATCGGTAATAGTTTTAGAATATTGAGAGGTATCAGAGTAAGTGACTTTAACATAATACTCGGCTATGCCTGCCCACGCATAATCACCTTGAGCGCAATATATGTGACATCTGATGTCAAGATTTTGGATATCAGACCAACTCCAAGTAGAAGGAGCGGCCGAATCACTTGTGATGTCGGTATAAGAGGTTTCAAAATCGTATCCTGAAGGAGTCCCCAAATTATATTCAGTCCCTAAAGAGCTACCTCCAAAATTAGGCGTCATCCTTAACTCACCTTCGTCGGCCGAGAAGTTAACCCCGACTTCTACTTTTGAGATAGACCCTCCGGAGGATGGAGCATCGTTTGTTTCTGCTTGCAACCATTTTGTAGTCTCGTTCCCGCCATCCTCTATACTTCTATCAGAATATGAGTCTAAGTCATCATCCCATGCATCATCGTCTAAATACCAATAATCACCCGCCTCCGACCCTGCACTGTATTTATATGTAGTAGTTGTCATAAGATTATTCCTATTCTGATTATCTCTATTTCAATTTAGTTTTTGCAGATATAATATAATCGGGTTTTGGTATTTTTCTTTTTTTTATTTTTACATTACCCTCATTAATAGAAAAGTGCCAATCAAAATCCTCTGGGAGGCCTACCGTGACCTCATCTTCAGGCCAAAACAAATTATCTTCAATAACATCAAAATGCTCATACAAAGTTTTAATAGAATCTTGACCACCCTCTCTTATTTTTTTTCTGATAAAAAGCATTTTTGTTTTATCTGGATTTGTTACTATCATTTCAACTTCGTCATCTTTCTCCTCTTTCCCTTTGTAAAATAGTTTATTGTTTTCTTTTTTGATAATATCAGGAAAAGGGTGCTGCACTATATCCGGATTGCCTCCATTGCCAAAACAAGGATGGTCTGGAGCTGAATATGTAGAAATAATCGCCTTTGTTTTTTTATTTCTGGTGATAAACATCCAAAAAATTTCACCAGAACTTGTTACGTATCTTTGTCTTGCATAGGCCGTCCCTGATGACGTAACCGAAACTCCAAGCCTAATGCAAGTCGCATATGTTGGTGATGGAGAGAGTCCAGCCGTCCAATTGCCTGTATTGTAAGCATATGAAATTGTTGCCATAACATCGCCGGACGTGCATCTAATTTGAGGGTAAAACCCATACTCTCCACCTGGAAGTATCTCCATTTCTCCATATTGACCACCTGATATACCCCAATCGGATGTTGCAGAAACTTCACCTGTAGATGTTTTTAGCTTACTTTGTGAGATAGCTGCATCGCCTACCTTGTTTGTAGTCACTGCACCTGAATCAATTTTGGTCTCTGTCACAGCGAAAGAGCTTATTTTAGTCTCAATAACGGCAAATGAATCAATCTTAGTTTCTGTAATTGCAAATGAATCAATCTTGCTCTCTGTCACAGCAAATGAGTTTATCTTAGTTTCTGTAATCGCAAATGATGCGACTTTTGTTGAAGTCACTGCAAAGCTATCAATTTTGCTTTCGGTCACTGCAAAAGAACTAATCATTGTTTCGGTAATATAATTATTTGCAAGCACCGGCGCGCCGGAATCCTTTGCGAATGCAGCCGCAATATTGTCCCTAAGGTTTTGCATTTGGGTATCAGTTAGCGTTGTCTCAAACCCAAACGCTGAAGATAAGTCCGACCATGCCATATTTTTTCCTCCTTATTTTTTTATAGTAAAATATCGTTACCATCTAACAAAGATTTATCAAGATAAAAAGCGTTTATTACAGTCGCCTCGTCAAGTGTATACATTGTATTGCCTGTATATGCGTCAACCTCGGCTGTTGTTATACACCATCCTTGTGAAGAGTCAACCTGGAAAAAAGAATCAACCAGTCTAATATTGTCTCCTATCTCAGCGTGCATTAATGAAAGATCTGATTTGACTTTATAAACCCTTGGAGGCTCTTTGAGTAGCGTTATTTTTCTTGCTGCCAAAGATAATGCATCAACGGATGATACATACCAAATAGTCTCGTCCTGAAGCATAAGTTCATGCGTACCAAAGCTGTCGACTGATGTGCTGTCAATCTCTGTGACTGTTTTTTCCCAATAATCGCTATCTACTGAATAATCGAATCCGACTACAACCCTATTCGACAGTCTTGTTTTTTCAACATCAAGCTCAATTGATTTATTACAACCTTCATCAACTGTTATAAAATTGGAGGACATTTCAGCAAATCTATGAAACTTTATTTTGCCATCACCATCCGTCCAAATAACGGAATCCGTCATATTTGCTATTCTTGTTATTGCATCAAACACCTTTTCACCTGAATAATGAGCATCCATGGTTATTGACTCACTTGAAAATTGTTCGCTCCAACCGGCAAAACTTGAATAATCAATGTGAGGGTTCGTGTCGCATGTTATGCCTGATAAGCCACCATAGCAAGTGCATAGTGTCCAAGCAATATCTGAAGGTATTGTCGAAGTGAAATCAACAGCGCTATTCGTATCGGATATATTTCTATTGCCTAAATCTGATAAAATATCTTGTAATTTTACATTGCATTTTGTTTTTGAATAAGATACTCCGAAAAGATTGCCCGTATAAAGAGGCAATAGCTCATCCCCGCTTGTAGGATGGGTAAAGCCCATTTTTATACTGCATGATGTTGCTGTAGTGTACGTGCTAACAAAGAAAAGGTTTAATCCTCCATCTGTATTGTCAAGGGAAACTCTAACGCCAGTCGAAGCTACCTTGTCTGATGTCTTTTTTATTTTAGGCCACTTAAGCACCCTGGAGGAGTAATCAGAATTGCCTATAGTAAACGTTCTTTTTGGGCTTGAAGATGGTTTTTGTATTTCATCAATAAACCAACTTGACACTGTATGCATATGATCCTCCTTAATACCCTGATAGTATTATTTTCCCATCATATCTATCATAATACGGCATACTAAACTTATCTATTGGAGACATTGGGTTGATTATCATAACGCTTGAGACATCTGATACCCCTCCTGAATTAACCCAAAAAAGCAGTTGGTTACCATCCTCCCAATATCTGTTTATAGCTGTTTTATCATCCTTTGATATGTTTTTAAGCTTAATAATTATATTATCGAAGTCTCCGAATTTATATATTGATCCTTCACCGTTGGCTTTTCTCGCTTTAGCTGTTATTTGTTTTTTTGTTTTTTGATAATCCCCCCAAACAGGGGAGAGTTTGATATTATCCGTGGAACTTATCCCAAGGTAAAAAGAATCCAAGCTCATTAAGAAAACCCTCCCTCTAATTTTAACTTCCCTTTATAAAGAGTATCATATGGGGGAGCATGTCTATCCATAGGGCTGCTTTTATTTGTAAGCACAAGCCCTGTATAATCGGTATCATGGCTTATTTTGCCTATGTTTAGTTTTGAAATATTAAGTATAAATTTATTGCTTGACGGTAAGACATCCTCAAATAAAGTCAAGACTGTATTATTATCATACCAATCATTTATCTGATTTGTATCTGATATAGAAACGTAACTTAAACCAAAACTAAAGCCTGTAAAACTGCCCCATATATATCTTTTATATGATCCGTTCTTATTCCTATGTTGGCTTACTACTTGCTTTTCTTTTTCAGCAAAGGACTTATCAGGATAGATATCGATTGCGGTTGATGAGTCAACCCCTAATCTAAAAAAACTCATGGATAACCTCCATTTTTTTATATTGTTTCATAATCCATGCCTTGTTTTTTCAAAATAGCCATTGCCGGCATGATCTGGTCGATTACAATATCCTCCCAGTCATTTTTGTCCATACTCAACATTGCATCCGCGTTTGTCGCGTTTGGAAGGACTTCGATATTTATTGTTATGTTTCCTTGCTCTCCGTCTAAACCCGCGTCAATTGCTGTCGGACGATTGCCACCGCCGCCGTTTCTCGTCTTTTCATCGTCAAGAAAATTTGTTAAATCAATATTTTGTCGCGGCGATAAGACTTTCTCACCCCTATCAAGAAGATATGTTCCCTCCCTGGGGATATAGTCCATGCCATCATGTGCGATTCCAAGTAAGTTTCCTGATATTGCCGCTACTTGAGAGTTTCCGAACGCAATGGCCGCCGCCGCCGCCGCCGCGCCCAAAGCCGGCCCCACCACTGGTATACCAGCCATAGCCTTATACGCTGATATGGCGGCCGCCTTCGTGTCATTTCGTGTCTGGAAAATGGCTAAAGCTGAAGATAAAACAGCCCCTTTTTTTCCGAACAATGTTGCCAAACTATGCAAATTATCATATCTTTTGTTACTAACTGCAAGCTCTCTCTCGTTAGCTTGTTTTTGTAATAATTCTTTTTTCGCTTGATCTTTTTGCTCATCTTTGGCTTTGATCTTTCTTCTTTTATCTTCATTTTTTTTCTTTTTCGCGGCATACATTTCTTCAATCATTCTCTTGCCTTCCTCATGGTCATCAACTCTGGCAAGTTCCTCCTCCCTCCATAATTCTAAACGTTCGTCCTCGGACAAGGTATGCTCTTCGTATATCACCCTTAAATTTTCAAGCGCTATTTTTTGATTTTCGTTTTCATTTAAAATATTTTCATTACTTCTTGCAACATTTAAATCTGTAAAAGGGTAAAGGCCATTGCTTGCGTCATCTTTTAAAGCGGAACTCTCAGACAATATCTGATTGACTTCGCTTACCTGGGCAATTATCTCTTTTTTTGTTTTACGAATATTATCTATAGTTGTTTTAAGTTGTTCTTCCTGGAGCTTACCTATTAGACCACCTTTAAGACTTAAGCCTGTTATGTCTGGCAGGTTGTTGTCTGAAGCTGATGATGTTTCCTGCTTGCTACCATACCCCTTTGAATTATCGTCCCATGAGTAAGGACTGGCTGCTTGTGCTGCCGCCTCATTTATCTTTATCATTTCACTCTCAACTGCTCCAATGGCAGTTAACGCACCTTTAGCACCATCGACAAAAGAATCCCAACCTTTAGTTGTGGTCTCAAAAAAACTCTCCATTGTGCCTTTTACCGTTACAATAGCCTCTTTGAAAAACATTAAAACATGCACCACACCTTTAATAGAAATAACCACACCATTAAAAGCGGTCTTTATACCTTCGCCAAGCGCTGCAAATGTCTCTTTATTATCTACCACAAGTTTTGAAATGCCGTTCATTACTCTTGTCATAACGGGCATTAATTCAACTGCCATGGTGTTTGAGATACCTTTAATAGAGGAGGACATCCTTAACATAGAATCATTAAAATTTGCAGCGGCCTCTCCTGCATCACCAGAAATAACAAGGCCAAGTTTTTCGGCCTCATCACCCATTTCTTTAATGCCTTTTGATCCATCCTTCATAGACTGGAGCATTGAGACACCTTCGGTATCAAACAGCGCCATGGCTAATCTTACTTTATCAGACTGCTTTTCCATGCCGTGCATAGCATCCGCAATGTCCGCGAATTGTTCGTCTGGTTTTTTATTTTTGATAGAATCAACTGAAATCCCAAGCTCTTCAAGTGCTTTTACGGCGACTCCTGTCCCTACGGACGCCTCAGATATCCTCCTTGTCATACGCTGGATACTTGTGCCCATAGCCTGAGTTGATATACCTGAAAGATCGGCAATATGGTTTAGCTTGCTCATTGCCTCCGTTGAAATGCCTATGCGGTCTGAAAACTTTTGAACTTTATCGAAAGAATCCGCAACATTTTTTGTTAATGCAAAAACGCCAACAGCCGAAGCCGCCGCCGCCGCCCCGATAGCAAGTATAGGAACTTTTGCGGCTGAAAGCTTAGATCCAAGCTTATCCATTGTTCCGGAAAACTCATCTTTTCCTTTAATCGTAAATGTTAAATAATCTTTAGAATTGCCCAAGTTCCCCCCTTTTTCTAATATCCATTATCTATTTTAATCTCTTCATTTTTGATAACCCTGAAGGCTTCAATGATTATATTGTTTTGCTCCATGATGCTCCCGCTATAAGGTAGGCATATCCTGGTGTAATAACCCGTCCTTTTATTTTTATTTTTAATCTTAGTCGAATTCCCATCAAAATGATATTCATGACAACTATAAAACATATCTAAAAGGATGGCCGTGCTGATACCAGCAACTTTATCAAGATGAGACGGCGGTTGACCTGCTATAACATACCGTCTCACGGCCTTTTTTAGTTTTTTATTTCAGCGCCACTCATTGTAGACATCCTGATCAATTCGCCCATTATATCTATTATAAGCGTTGAGAACATTGAATATTCGCATAAATCCTCAACAGTAGGCATTTTGCCATTAATAGTAAACCCTTCCTTCCATATCATATGATGCTCTAATATTTTTTTTGATGTTCCTTGCATTTCAAGACCGGCCTTAAAAGATTTAGTATGGTTACTTTTATTTTCTTTTGCTTCATTTACCTTTTCCAGATCAGGTATTATCAAAAGAAAAGCCTCCCGTGTTAATTTTTTGAGCATTAACACAACCTTTTCGTCTTCAAAAGCTGTCTCATATTTTTCCCAGTCTATTACATAGTTAGTCATTTTTTTTTATTCTCCTCTTGTTTTAGTTAATATAATTATTTAAATTTTATTAATTTAATACCCTGTCATAGCGTTTGTTAAGGATATATCCAAAGCCGTTGATGATCCCACGTTGTATGAACATGCCCCCGCAAAGCTTATTTCAATAGCCCCAGTGCCGCCGATATTGATAGGATATTCTGAGAACTTAAAGCTCGGCATAATTACCTCAAGCTCATTGCTTGTGTTTTCAGTAAAAGTTGTTATCATCTCGATAGTATCATATGATCTTGCAATATCTAAATTTGTATCATCTTCATAAAGAATTGTCCCCGATACTTCAATAGTTCTTTTACCCGTTCTCCTTATTTTACCTGGCAATTTTGTTGAATTAAGGACGCCAACAGCTTCAAGGTTGTTATTAAAAGTCATTGTAAGCCCTGTGATATCATCTGCACCACTACCATTTATACTGATACTGGTAGTGTCCCATAAAAAGCTTTTTGCTGTAGTACTAAATGAAGGCGTGGTTTTTGCGGCTTTGGCATATTTGCCGCCTACCATGCCCATTGTCACTTTAACTATCTCGCCGGCTGCAACTTCGAGAGTTACCTCGTTACAGCACATATCATAATATTGGAATGAGCTACCTATATCTCTATAAACCTCTACTGTCATTGGGATAGTCGCGGCGTCAGCATGAAAGTCAGAAGTTTCAGGGGTTAACTCGTAAAACTGCCCGTTAGCAGTTGATGTCGGTGCTGTTTTATCACCTAACCACGCAAGAAGGGGTATGCCTATCTCGTCAGCGTTTGGGTAAAATACCACTTCTCCTGAGATTTCATTCAACCCTTGGTAAGCGTCCTCTTGATCAAATCGGCCATAATTACTATCATCTATTAATTGAGGTTTTGTCTCTACGAAGCTTTCAGAAACAAATGGAATATAATGGAAACTATCCACGTTTGCCGTTCCAAAAGCGCTTTGAAAAGAAATCCCTAAATGTCCCTTCATACCATATGCACTCATACTTTTTCTCCTTTAACTTGATTTTTTTTGAGTAGTTATTGTTATTGATGCGCTGTTAAAATAAATTGTCTCCCTGGAAAAGTCTATTCCGGAATAATTTATTTCATAGCTTAGGATAGCGTCCACGGTGTCATTTAATGTTCTATTATCAATAAGAACATCCATGACTGCTTTTTCGGCATCTTGGAGTTTGTCCTCTGCATCACTTCCACTAATTGCTGATGAGCATTGAATTTCTATATTGATAACAGGCGTAGCAAACAAAAATTTGCCGCCAACTGTCAACGGTTCATACTCAAGGCTATCTTTGTAAATACCTATCCACCCGCTACCTGTCACGAGTGTTTGATTTACGTCAACGTTTTTACTTCTATTTCTTGTTATTTGATAACCAGTGAGATTAGCTTCAAGAATATCTTTGACCGCTTTTGTTATATCTGCAAAGTTTATCATATTGTTTTTTTAGCCTCCTTGTAAAAATGCATTGCGACTTTTAATATTGTTTCTATTTTTTGCTGATCGTTCGGTAAAAGTCTCCTTTGAGCAACGCCTATCCCTAAATGGTGTATTTTTGCATAATTTTGCCTTGACCTAATTCTTGCCATGGTTTTAGTAGCTTTATGCTCCCATTTTTTTTTCATGTCGCCAGTAATATGAAGAATTTTGCTCTTACCTTTTTTTCTTTTTGATGCAATTGTCGAATGTTTTAGTTTTGTCCATTTTTTACCATCACCAGATAATCGACCTTCTTGCTCAAAGTTTCTCGATATCCATTTACTAAATTCTGTAACATAAGCAGAGTTTAATTTTTTTTGGTTTTTAATTTTTTTGGTAATCTTTTTAATTTTTTTTTCATAGGCCGGAATGTCCATTATAACTACCTCGAATCATTATCTTTTCCTGTCAAAAGCTCGTACAGGAGGCTTAAAATCCTCCCATACGATAACATTACTTTAATCGTGAACATCAATTGTCGGCTAAACTATGACCTTTTTTTTGTCCGATATAACAAAAAGATTGAGGAGGTCTTTTATAACCATAATCGTCTAAACTTTTGGCAATTTTATATCTTACCGCATTTTTAATCTTAATTGCATTACCTACTTCTTTGTTCTCAAAATACTTCCAGAAAAAAAATTCGGATATACCTGATGATTCTTTTGTTGCAGCCCATAATGCTATCAGTCTTTCAGATAATATCCTCTCTACTTCAAACTCACCAATGACCCGCTTATCAGGAAAGCTTGAATATACGATAACTATTTTGAACTTTTCAACAGGAACTACTCTTCGATATTCATACAATTTGTTTCCATTGAAAATTTTTTCTGCAAACTCTGGTTTAATCGACATTAAAACTTTTTTCAACTTTAACTCCTTTCATTTTCCAAATCTTCGATATAATCGGAATCTATACCAGTAAAAGGATTTTCTGTATCAAGCATACTCTCGGTTGGATGATAATCTTGAGTTGTACTCCACACGCCAAATTTATTTGCCGATTGTTCAATAATTGTCCCCGAACTTGTGACAATTCCTATTTCGCCTTTTTTAAGCTGTTTGATCCTGTCATATAAAAAATCTTTGAAGGCCATAGCTCTCTCAATATCTTGCCTGATTAAGAGTTTATAGTAGGCCATGTCAATCGCAAGGTCTTTCACAATAGGAGGTGTATCAGAAAAAGGAGTAGAATACTCAGGTGAAAGAGCAGAGTTTAACTCAATATCGGCATAATCCAATAGACCTGATTTAATATTGGTAGGATTTACAGCCCATGTTGAACATATTGGATATCTTAATATAACATCTTCATAGCTTGCGTAACTCATTTTTTCTCCTTAGAGTTTTCTCATTAGAAATATTTACTTTCATACACCAATAATTTTTGATCGATTATCAAATTTAAAAGAGCTTTAAGGTCTGATTTGTCTGCAAACATTGATTCTATTGTTGTTTGGGAGCTTTTATCTTTATTTGCTTTACTTAAATACTCTATATCGATTTTAGTTACAATGCCAAAACCTTTAGTCAGGAACATTGATGATTCGGAGTAATATTCCAAAGCATTTATAACATTTCTTATATTTTCTTCTTTGATAAATTCCAGAAAAGTGTTTCTGATTGTTATGGCTTTTTCAATGATACTTTTTGAAACGACTCTTTTTTTCTCATACTCATATTTATTTAAATGCGCAAGGTCTCTGACGTATAAAAATCTGCCCAAAGTTCTTTCCGGATATTTTTCATGGTCTCTTTGCATTAAAGGCCAGTTACGTTTAAATCTTTCACGCCTAATTTTTTCAGTAGCATACCCAATATGCATAATATGAACATCTTGTAATACTTTAATATTGCCGACACCTTCATTTAAACTTGTCTCAGGATGCTCATGCACCATGCCAAAGAATTTAACACCTCTTCTATTTCTGAATATTCTGACAGGGTAATCGGTTTTATAAAGAGCGGCCGGCTCTACTGCATAATGATGCTGTGGCACGCTATATCCGTCATAAAGATTTTTCTTTAAATATTTTTTAAGATTATAATCCATTTCGATAGTTTCGTCACCATCTATCCACAATATCCAATCCATAGATGCTCTTTCTACAGTAAGATTTCTTGCAGCATCAAAGCCGATTTCGATAGGAGACTTTATTGTAAAATATTTTATATTTACACCCTCCTCCATAATCATTTTTACTATAGTATCAATAGTAAAATCTGTAGTAGTTCTGTCGACTCCGATAATTATTTCATCGGCAATGTTTTTAAGTTTATCAATACAATTACGTATTTTTGCCTCTTCGTTTTTGACAATCATGCACACGCTCAAGGTCTCCTGGGGATCTTGATTGTATCTTTTTTTATTTATATCATGGACAACAACATCTTTTTGGTTAGGTTGAAATGTTGCCAAATAATGCCCGTAAAGGTTATCGGCTGGATGGGGGATAGTAAATACTTTAAGATTGTCTTGTGTCCCTAACATTTCGATAATATCCTGTTTTTCAAAATGCCAAATATGCGCCCTGCACCAATCAGGGTTGTCATTATACCCTATTGCTTCCCATGCCCCATAAGGTGTAGTTATTATAACCATGCCCCCTGGGTTAACATGTTTTTTTAATGTGTTTATAATTTCAGTTGGATTTGGGACATGCTCAAGAACTTCGCCCATTATTAAGATATCAACTTTTGGTATTGGAGGTAAATCATCATATTCTGCTTCAAAGAAAGATATATCTTTATCAGGATAAGAAACGTTCTTCCATTTTTTAGCAGCCTTGATGTTCTCTGATGAGATATCTATTCCAATGTACTTTTTTATAGTGTTTTCTGGTAAATACTTTTCCAAATTCATAGCATAATGGCCATGAGCGCAACCATAATCAAGGATAGATATTGGTTGGTCTCTATCTTGGCTCATACGATAAACCATATTAAGACATGCCTTAAAACGATTGCAGGATGAAATGTCTTCTGCCTCATATTCAATACCTCTGCTTTTTTCATATTCATAAAAACGCTGATAATGTTTTTTATAATCTCCATCAAAAACAAAACCATATTTGTTCTGGAATTTTGGATCAACATTTAAAATGTCTTCCAAATGCGTAGTATTTATTAGAGGTATAATATCACTGTTATGGATCATATGTTTAATGAAAGCTGTTTGAGAATTTTTACCCTCAAATATTTTAAATATTCTTTTTTCCCAATCAAAAGCAATATCATCCCATGCCTGTTTTTTGGCTAAAGCTTTTTTATGGAGTGCATTCCAAATTCTGTCATCATTACATATATTCTCAATTGTTACTGTGAGAAAAGGCTCATCTATTTCGTCATCTTTCCTTAACCTTAATAATGTCGCCCCTGCATCTTTCATTGTTTCAGGCAATGCCCCAGTTTGGAAACCAACAAAAGGCGTGCCACATGCATTTGCCTCAAGACTTAACATGTTACTGGTATCTTCAAAAGTTGTCGGATGAACCACAAGCATACACTTGCTCATCTTTTTGTTTAATTCTTTTTTTGATAAATGGCCAAGTATTTCGACATTTGGTAAAATATTACATCTATGGTACAGCTCATCATAATATGGTTTCATTTGTGCTGTGACATTTTCGTACGAACAAACATATAATTTATGTTCTGGAAGTTTCTCCATTATTCCACCAACTTTAACAAGGTTTTCCAAACCACGCTCAGGCCTTGATGCAAATATTAATGAATTTTTCTCTCTCTCTTTATAAGGAGTATCTTTAATTTTATCAAAAATAGAATAATCTACCCCATTTTTGGTAACGTAGATAGAGTCAAGAGGTATATTATATGTCTCGTGAACTTGCTTCTTATGCCAATCGGAAACGGTAAAAACTTCGTCTATGTTCATGAAATGACGGTCGTCTTTCGCTCTAATAACAGCTATATCATGCAGCCACCAGATTTTTACTTTAGCATTGATCCAGTCATCGAGAAAAGCTTGTCTGTGTCTCTGGATAATACATACATCATGCGGCGCATAAGCCGTTTTATGGAATATTTCTCCAAGAGGATACTCTTCGGATATTTCTCCACAATAGAAATATGATACATTGCTTGATGTTCTTTGCCGTTCATCCTTCGTGAAGACTCTAACAGTGTGGCCTCTCTTAGATAGCTTCTCGGCCATATAATATCCGGCCGTTTCGCTTCCTCCCAACCCTTCCTCTTTAAGAGTTTTCCCGTCAAAAGGTAACCCGCCAACATGAAAGATTATGTCTAACTTTGTTTTATTTTCCATTTTTTTTTACTCTCCCCTCGTTTTTGTTGTTATTTTTAATCTATCGGATAATTTTTTTCTTCATATTTAATGACAAGCTCAATTAACAATGCAAGATCTTCCATCCCTTGCGTTCCCATTTTGCTATCCCATAGGTCATCAATCTTTATTAGTGCCTGTTCATAATCGTTTTCATTTTCAATAGTATAAGCTTCCATTTGTACCTCTTATTATTTTTTATCAAAAATTATCCGCAATTGCCGTGTTTTGGCTTACAATAGTTGTCAATAAAATTTATTAAGCATAATTGTGTATACAGCATTTTTAATTCTATATCTTTTCTTTCATGAAAATCCATCAATTTAAAAACTCCGCTAATAATTGGAATATAATATTGAGTAGGAGTATCCCCAAATCCGCCACCGATTTTTCTCGATATACATTTTTCTTTTGATATTTTTGAACAAAGTTTTCCGATTTTTGATTTAGGCCAAAATGTTGATTTGATATTTTTGTCATCACAATATTGTGATATGGACGAGTATTCGGTCAGGGTTAACATTTTTTGTCTTACGGTCGCCAACGTTCTACTCATTGCCGTAAGCTTTAATTGAGTTTTTTCATAGGACTCTTCTTTGATAATTTTTTCCATTTCGTTGAAAGTTTCAATATATTTAATCTTTAGCCCCATAGCCTTCTTGCCAGTATACCCCATGGCAAGAATTGTAAGACCGTCTTTAGTCAATTCGTACATCGGTCTTTTTTCACCTTTGGCATCTTTATATTCAACCAGTCCAAAATTGGACTTATTAAAGCCTTCTGGTATTTTAAGAGCTTTGATATCTCTTAGAACATGTTTATGTTCTTTCCCAAACACCTCAGCCACTTTCAAACTCGTTGTTCTCGGCTCTAAACCTTTAATCGTTATTGCGTTTTCAATCATTCATCTCTCCTCTAAATGATATGTTTAAAAATTAATTTCTTTTTTTACTTCTTTGGGTATGTCTTTTCCTACACTAAGAACATCTTCAATCTTTTTTGTCTGGAGAACATCTTTAATCTTTTTTACAGGTTTTTTTACAGATTTTTTTTCAGGTTTTGATGGTAAACCAAACTTTTTTCTTTCTTCTTCTGTAGGTTCTATTAAACCTTGTAAAATGGCATCGTCACGCAACATAATAACTCCTTCCATATAATTATTTTTTTGACATTATTCGACTTTTATCATAGCATAAATAAAGCAAAATGTCAAGGGTTTAAGTAATTTATCAAAAAAAAAGCAAGCCATAATAAGATAGCAAAGTGGAGGAGAGGTCACTTTGAATTAAAATGGCTTGCTCATGAAACATACATATTTAAACTGAGGTTACATGTGTAAGCAAAAACCCCAAATTAGCACTGGTTATTTTCTCGTCCTGATAATATCCGAGCTCTATCTCTTCGGCCTTTGTTTTTTGGTCAAAAGGATGTATTTCTGCTTGCATATTAGGTAAACCACCAGCCGCCCATCTGAAAGAATACATAAAGCTTGGCTCTTCAATAGAAGGTGTAAGCGGCGCAAAATAAACAAGGACATAATCAGACCACAGCCTTGACAGAGAGGCATCAAGACCCTCCTGAGCTGTGTTCCTCCACGCTTTACCAACAACAAACCTATCAAGATCAAAGATTGTTTTCATATTATCATGAGAGGCGTATCTTGTTTTTGGTGCGTTTCCTGAACTTCCATGGATAACTTCCATAACGTCCTCGTGTTGTCTAAAGTTTGTCCAAGCAAGATCACTCATAAGGATGCTATTAGGTTTATACCCTGTAAGACCTTCTACATTGTCAATTGCAGTCCATATGTCACTAATAGGTGCTGAATAACCGTTCCTATGTTCTATCCAATCTGAATCTATTGTAGAATAACTCCCAATATTACTACCTGACGTGCATTTGTCAGCAAGCCTTTTTTCCCACCCCAACATGAGTTTTGATTTAAGGTATTTAGCTCGCCCACCTCTAAGTTCAGTAGCATACGCTGCATCCATATTTACTCTATCTTCGAGTGTAAGAGGCGTTTTCAAGGCATAATTTTGTGCAAAATAAGTTTCAGACGAAACATTTCTTGTTATAACGTTGGCCTCTGTTGCAGGCGACCTTTTATCGTCCTCTACTCTGAATGCATCCGCCTGTGACCAAACAAGATAACTATCAGCCTGTTTTTGTACTGGAACGACTGGCGCTATTTGATCCGCAATCATCCCGTTTGGTCGATACTGCATTGCTATCCTCGAAAGAGGTATATTAACGTGCAAACCTTTTCCTAAAGTTGTCATTATTTACTCCTTTTTTTATGTTATTTTTTTTTAATTTTTTAATTTAGTTCTACCTAAAAGAACATGCTTTGGCCTTGGAATAACAGCTTTTATAGGCTTTGCTACACCATAAGACCAATCTAAATTATTTTCAAGACCTACTGTTATACATTTTTCCGGCCAAATTGTTTCCTTTAAGCTTGATGTCGTGTATCTCATTTCTTTGTTGAACACTTCTGTGAAATTTTGGTCGACTTGCATAGGATCACTTGACGGCATTTTGTCATAGCAATATTCAATAATTTCTCTCTCTGGGTTTAAAACAATGATTTCAACAGCTCTTTTTTTCCCACTTTCAAGAAGGTAAAAACCATCATTATCAGAAAGAACATTGCCAAAAGGATGTTGGACTAAAAGAGGTTTCCCTCCGTTACCAAAACAAACATGGTCTGGAGCGCAACTTTTAGCTATCTCTTCCCTTGTAGCTTTATCCCTTAGTATAAAAATCCAGTAAATTTCGCCTGATGATGTATGATAAGTAGAGTTTACGTATGCGTATATTGCACCGATAGTATTTTTCATCCATAATCTTGTGACATAAACAGCCCCCGTAGCAACGCTTGGATTTATATACACCTCAAAAGGTTGTGCGCATTTAATGGATGGGTAATGAGAAAATGTTCCTCCTGGGAGCGTAAATGATACACCTGTCAACCCTATGACAGATTGCTCAGTAGTGCTTGTGCCTAATTGTGCTTGCTTTACGTCACCATCCTTTATTTTGGCTGAAGTTACAGCATCGTCTGCTATTTTAGTCTCTGTCACCGCACTTGTACCTATCTTAGCAGCCGTGACTGCACCCGTCCCTATTTTGTCGGCCGTGACTGCACCCGTTGCAAACATTGCCTCAGCAATATAACCATTTGCAAGCACTGGAGCGCCGGAATCTTTAGCGAAAGCAGCCGCAATATTATCTCTCAGGTTTTGCATCTGGGTTGAGGTTAATTTCGTACCATACCCAAAAGCCGCGTTTAAGTTTACCCATGCCATATTTTATACCTCTTTGTATTTTTTTTTACATTGAAGTAGTGACGGAAAAATTAAAAAGCCCTACACCTGTCCCGCCAGAAGACACATCGGCCTTTGCTTTCCCTACGAGCCCTGTGCCGGCCGTAGCTGTAATAAGCCATCCTGATGTAGTAACTGTCAAAGGATCACCGGCCGATACAGCATCACCGGCTGAAAAGCTTAATTCTCCGACAACTCCAATAACGGCTGTACCTGAGGTTGTTACAGAGTTATATAAAATGCCGCTTGCTTCAATTCCATCGTTAGCTAATTTACTATCAACGAAGGCGAAAGCTTTGTAAAGAGTTGTTGCAGCGCTTAGGTCTTCGGCTGTAGCCTGTGTCGTTTTAATAGGCCTTCCCATTTAAAAAACCTCCTATAACTGATTTAATCTGTTGTTAATTTATTTCTATAAACTACTTACCTGGTGAACAGGGTTAGAAAAGTCAAAAAGTCCCATGCCTACAGCACCCGAAGAAACGGTCGTTTTTGACCTTCCAATTGACACACTTCCAGAAGCGCAAGTAGTAAGCCATCCTGATGTAGTTACAGTTAATTTCGCTCCGACACTTATGGCTGCTCCGGCTGCATATCTCATTTCACCTAAAAAACCGAGTGTTGCGTGCTGTGTATCGTCAGGATCATTATAAAGTATGCCTCCAGCTTCAAGCCCATTTGCTGCTAATTGCCCGTCATCAAGAGCGACTGCATGATACAAACAAGTTGATGCACTAAGGTCTTCACCCGCCGCTATCGTGGTTTTAACGTTTTTACTCATATCTTTCACTCCCTTTTATATTGAAAATTTATTGTTAATTTATTTTTTTTTATTAAAAATATTAAGCGGCCATATACTTCTTGCTTAAATCTTTATTTTCCGATAAAACAGCATATACAGCCTTGTCATAATCAACTTTATTTTTCGTCGAATATTCTTTCGCGAGGCAATCAACCTCATCGTATACTGATGTATATTTGGTTTCTTTTCTACTTCCATCATCTTCAAGCCCAAGCTCATCCTTGAAAAACTTTGTTTGTGATTCGAGTATCTTTTCCATGGGCTCAATAACTTTTACGATTGCTTTTCTGTCCGCACCATCATTTTCAGAATAATTCTTTTCATCAAAAAGAGAGACAAACTGGTCTCTTGTAGCTGGAGCAAGTTTTTTTTCTTTGACGAGAGTTTCACATTTTGAAAGAAATGAATTGACTTTTTTATCGTCTTCGAGTTTCGCCTGTTTTTTTACAAACTCAGAAAACGCCTTTTCTTTTTCTGCCTTTTCTTTTTCTGCTTTCTTAACTTCTACCTCAAGCTCTGCAATTTTTTTAATTAATTCTGCCTTTTCCATGTTTTTTTTATCCTCCTGATTATTTTTATTTTTGATAGTAGTTTTAAATACGTTTGGTGCTGAATATTGCTTACAAATATTTATATCTTTTAGCTCTACATCCTCCTCTATTTTTATTTTTTTATCAGCAAAATAAGTTTCAAGCTCTTTTAATCCTGTTACGGCTGGAAGATCTGCACCGAGTAGCGCAACGCCAACAAGAACTTTGTCAAAAACCTTGTCATTAACTTTAGCATTCCATCTTATTTCGGAGCTTACTGTTTTATACAATTTCTTTTTGATAGCTGATTTTACTACTTTAGGAACGTCTGTAAAGTTGGCTACTAATGTTTCGCCATTTCTTTCAAGCCCGCTTATCCAGCCAAGAGCAGGGTGTCCATCCGAAAGTATACTTTTCATTTGCTCTTTGTTATGCCCTAACTTCAAAGGCGGCTTTATATCACCCTGGAGTGTTTTGAAATTCTTAACCATACTATCGATATCATCAATAGAATAAGTGTCTCCCTTCCATGTTCCTGCTTTGAAAATTTCTACTTTCATATTGTCTCCTACATGAAGCCAACTTGAGGTCTAACCGAAGTTGGCAGGTTATTTTCTTTTCCGTTCCAATTATCCAGCACTGTAACTGGAATAAGCAAACTCCTGCAACCCATATGATTTACTGGAGCATAGCTTCCAAAGGTTTTTAATATTCTTCCATGCATAGCCTTGCAAATTTCAGTTGTAGATTCATCAAGAACTGATGAATACTGAAAAGCCTGAATATAATCTTTTAAATCTGGTTGTGTAAAAAAAGCTTGCCGGCCTTGATTATAAGCATCTGCTATTGCAGTTCTTGCCACGCTGTAAAGCCTAAAAGGTTTACTTGATCCGGTAGCGTCTGGAAGTATCGAGGATACTACAATATCAGCCTCCAAAGCCATCATAGTTTCGGCCAAAGATTTATTATACTTAATAGAATTAAGTAGTACATTATGGACGCCGGATTCTAAAGCGCCCGTAAGATTGCTATAATATAAAAGGCTTTTAACATTCAAGAAATTTTCAGCGCTACTAAAATCCAAAGTATCAGAAGGATATTTATCAGGAAAAGAATAATCGGCATTTTCTTTTTTCTTTTTATTGATAACGGCTTTTGAAGGCATTTCTTTTTTTGCAGACCTTGATCCTTTTTTTAATGCTGAATTTAAAGATTTTGAAATAACATCTTTGACATTTGATTTAGGAACTTTTATTTTCATTATCTTTTCAGGAGGTATGTTTGATGTGTTTATACCTTTATTCCTAAAAAACATGGCCGTGATTTGCTCCTCAAGCGAAGTTTTTACCTCAGCCATAGCATTAGTAAGCCCCTTTATATATGGTCGCTCAAGGCCGTCTAACTCTTTCGCTATCTCAGAGTAGTTGACACTCTTATTAAGCATAAGTCTTTTTCCCGCAATAGAGAACATTCTGTTGTTATCTTGCTTGCCGTCACCGTCATCTGGTTGAGCCGTTTTTTGCTCAATGGGCTGATTTTTAATAATTATAGCATCTTTTTTCCTTTTTTCTACTTCCTCTTTTTTTCTTTTTTCTACTTCCTCCTCCGACAACTCCGTAAAATTTAATATCCTTCGTATATACTGTTCATCCTCAACAATATTTTTCACTACTTTTTTTTGCGTAAGATCTGCCCATGTTTTTACATACTCAATCTTTTCCTGTTGGGTAAGCGGCTCAAATTTAAATTTCGGGAAAACATCCGTGCCAAAATTCCATAATGCTAATTGCCTAAAAAGCTGTTCGTTTAATACCTCTTCTAATGCTCTGGATAAAGAAAGAAGTGTCCAAAAAAAAGCTTTTAATTGTACCTCTGCCTGGGCGAAACTTCCAGTATTCGTCTGCTCAGCAACACCGATTAAGTTAGGAACGAGGAGTGACCTAACAATAGCCTTGTTGTATTGCGAGACGGCCTTTTCATAAGCCTCCGTCCTTAAAGGTTGGAACGCTTCTAATTTGACTGAATCCGGAAGTGCCGCGCCAGTAGCAGCCGATACATTGGTGATAAGGTTTTTTAGTGCAGTGTCTTCATCGCTTGATAAGGGGGCGGACACGCTTGCGTAAAGAAAACCGCCAGCCGAACGTTCAAGGTGAATTGACTGAAATTTGATAGTAATATCTTTGTGCCAGTACTCTCGATAACATCCTTTTAAATCAGATTGCCCGTACAGTGGGGATATATTTGGATCATTAACAAAATGTATCACTTTATCTTTCTCAAGAACAGCTTCCTCGCCAGTATGAGTGAACTGTTTGAAATATTTTACATTGCCATGTTTATCAGAAATAATCCCATTATCAAATGTCTCGAACGGTCTTGTCTTAAAAGATTTGATCCCCCAGTATGCCTTATTATCCCATTGTATATTCTCGTATATTTTTTCTGTGATACTATATCCATGCTCAAGAGCTGTTAATATGCCAGAAAGAGCATCGATAAAACTACCTTTGATATTATCAAGAACAAAGGTAAAAAAGTCTGCCATTTTATCCATTTGCTCAACTTCTTCTTTGCCTGTATCAAAAAAGAAACTCCTGCTAAGTATAGCACCTTTTTTTAATCCAAGGCCGGACTTAACGGCATCGTCCAGCATCATTTTGTTATAAACATTATACCCTTTGTTGATCAAAAGCTCATCTGGATTATATGGTATAATCTCGCCATACACATTGTTATGGGTTAGATAATAAGCCCCGACAGAGGATATCCCTTTTTCTTGTAGATCTGGTTTAATTTCTTTTTTGTTTTTCTTGGCCATATTTTCCTCTATCTTATATAACTCCCGATTAAGATACCATTGGCAAAAAATTCTGGTTGACCATCAATCACCAAATTATAGACTTTTTCATTTACTGCATCTTGCCTGGTAATCATGTCGGGTGTTGCTTTTGTAAGAAGTGTATTGAGTAAAAGTGGGTTTTTGTTTTTCGTTAAAAAATAAATAGCATCTTCAGGAGATACCGCTCCAATTGTTTTTCTTTTTTCAATTTCATTTTTGATAGTTATTACCTTACAGTTATTAGTACATCTTAAATTTCGTCCGTTGAAATTATATCTTTTAGTTTCTTTAGCCTCAACCCAAAATAAATCTAATATTTTTTTATAACCCTTTCTGGTAAAGGCAAAATCCCCCTCATCAATATCTTTAATCTTGATATTACCAGAAAAACATTTAATTATCGTTTTCCCAGATAGATAAAAACTATTATTTCTCCCCATAGCTCCCCTTATTATCTGTATCCTACGGTTATTTTCAATAAACTGCTTGTCATATCGTCTTCCATGGCATAGCGTAGGGCGTCAATAAAGTCGTTGTTTTTATCCTCAGGTTCAGAAGTGCTTGACCCGCTTTTGTCTTTTTTCCAACAATAAGCCTCAAAATTATCAATCGTCCCAGAACATGATTTGTCAATAATAATAGTCTGTTGTTGTAGCCACTGTATTCCAAATTTAATAGAGTCTTTACCTTTTTTAGCACCCTTTATCCTGATATTATATCCGTTTAATTCTTTTATTGATTTAGGTTCGGCACTATCCGCCACAACTGTATGTTGCCCAACAAGGTACTGGATATCGTCAGAAATTTCGCTGTTTGTTTTACCTAAACAACTATACTCATCAAAAATGTAAATAAGCCTCTTTGCTCTATAATAATAAAGTTTAACAATGGCGGTCGGATCATTACTAAACCCAAAATCAAGCCCAATTTTAATGTTATCAAAAGTGCTGAAAATTGGATCATTTTTAATATCTGCTATTGTATAATTCTTGAAAACAGTATTGCCTAAAACTCCCCACTTACCGTGCGTATAGACATCCTTCCAATATTTATCGGTTTCGTTTTCAAGTAGGTCTATGTCGTCCTGAGCTAAAAACTTATTGTTTTTATAAGTTGACTTCAATATTAAAATGTTTTCATCTTGATATTTCTGATCGTTATCGCCAAAGACTCCCTGGAAAAAGCGTTTATAAATCCAGTGCGTCTTTAAAATTGGGTTAAAAATGTATGTTGTTCTTTTTTTCGTGTTTGATTTGCCTCTTAATCGTCTATCCAACTGTTTTATATCTTGCTCATCTATCTCTGTGGCTTCCTCAGCGACTATATCCGTGAAGACACCGATTATAGGAACAATAGATTTGAGTTTCTCTACATCGTCCAGCCCGAACAAAGCTATCATTCTCTGTGTAGGCCGGTAAATTATTGTTAAGTCAGTTTTGTTTATGTCAAAGTATTTAATAATTTTCCAAGAAGACAAGACCTGGGTTATTTCTTGAAGACAGCTTTTTTTTAAAGTAGCCCGTGTTTTTCTTACTACTATAAAGTTTCTTTCATTTTTGATAATATCCACAACCATACGTTGTGCTATGAATCTTGATTTGCCTGAAGATGATCCGCCGAAAAATATCTCATTGCGCGCGGTGAAATCTAAGTATGGGAGGTAATAATCGTTGAATGTATTTTTTTCAATTATTAACTCCACTTATTCAATCCTTATCCTAACGACGTCTTCATTATCATTGCTATCATCTATGCCCCATAGCCGTCTCTCCTGGTCATGGAGGCTTTTTAAACTGACAACCGCTATTTGAGCAAACCTTATACGTTCATTTGCCTCACGGATTCTATCAACTTTATCTTTTCCATCAAGACCTGTAGACTCTTCAAGCGTTTGATTAGCTTCAACGATAATAGCTTTTAAACGCTCGATAGCTTTTTTTTGCTCTTCGATAATAAAGTCTTTATCTTTCTCTATTGAGAAAAAAGGTAAATCAATAGTGTCAATATGATTTTTTAATATTTTAGGTTTGATATTGTCCACTGTTTTTGATTTACCTCCTCCCAAGAGACTTACGGCATTTTATTGCATCTATTAGTTTTAACTATATTGCCTACTATAACACATTTTTATCTATTTGTCAAGGGTTTTTTGAAAAAAAAGACAAAAAAAATACCCCCTATCAAAAAAAAAGATAGGGGGCACTGTTAAAATATAATTGTTTTGGCTACTGCTTATCTTCCCATAAACTGCTCGGCGGATGGGATACAAGACTCTACTATTCCAGCTTTCAGGCAAGAAAAATGCATTTGCCCATCCTTACATCCAATGCTCTCGGACATATATTCTTTAACCAACTGTAGGGCTGCAAGGTTTAACGGAAACCCATTGTATAAATTCCATGACCTAAAGATAATATTAAAACTCAAACTCCCTTCTGATATTTTAGTATCTATACCCCTCAGGCATGGTGAAGTCCCGCCCTGTTCATCATAAGCATCAAAGCTCTTTGCATCTCCTATTGAGATATAACAGTGCTTGTTTTGACCATGCTTTTTATAATACTTAATCATTTTTTCTATTTGTGGAACGATATATTGTCCGTAAGTATAATGCTCCCCATGTTTTTTATCAGTAGTTAAAAAATATCCAAGATAGTTCTCAAGGTATTTATTATCAAAAGGAGGCGTCATGCCTTGTGGGAATGTTGGTATTAATGGCCTACATCCTGGGTGAATAATAGTACCAGATAGAACATCAAGCTCAAGCCTTTTAGCCTGTGTTGACGAACATTTAAGCTCGTACATTTTACCCCTCAATAAGCATTGTTGAAGGGTTAAAAAATATGCCTCATTTAAATCCCTACACTCAACATGGGCGCTATGATCCATAGTAAACTCCTCGTTTTTATTTAGCTAATTATTTTTTTTTTATAAGCTTAAAGCAAAAATGCATAACCAATCATATTTGAAACAATTATGACCGACAATTTTTTCTTTTGTTAATCTTACCAACGTAATCCTTGCACAATTGGTTATCACCCATAACTCCTCAGTATAATTCGGAGCGCATAGAGTTCTTATTTTGATAGGCTCTATGTCGGATGCAAGATGCATGTAATAACGATAGTCAATTTTTTCGTCAACACCGAAGACACGGTCTAAAACAGTTAAATATCCTTTTTCATCTTGTGGGTTTATCATTCTTTACCTCCGGCCTCTGAAATAAAATTACACGTCCAATCGTATTTATAACAATTATAACCGATTACTCTTTCTTTCATTATTCTTATCAAAAGAATTTTACCTCGTTGTTCTATTACCCATAGTTCCTCAAGATAATTCGGAGCGCATAGAGTTCTTATTTTGATAGGTTTTCTATCAGAATAAAGGATTTCATAATAAAGCGCATCAATTTTTTCGCCAACACCAAAAACACGGTCTAAAACAGTTAGGTGGTTTTTCCCTTCCTGTGGATTTATCATTCCAGCCTCCTCGTTTTTATTTTATTTTTCTTTTCATTTTACCTGTATCAGTCAATAAATATCTTTCAGGCATAAAGGTATTTTTAAAAAACTTTGGGATTTCAATTTTTTGAACATAAATTCCATGCTGACTAAATAACCATTTTTGATTTACAGCAAACTCTCTATGGTTATTATAAATTGAGTATCCACCTTTGATCTCGATATATGAAATTTTGTCATTTATAACTAATCTGTCCTTAATATCTTTCGACCTCAAGCTTTCTGACAGATCAATTGTTAATTTATTTTTTCTATACCACTCAATTACGAAATCTGGAGTATAAATATGTTCTCTAAACAATTTTGTTTTCTTTGATAATTTGAAATGATCTTCATTATGGTAAACCCTTTTTATACAACCATGGTGTCTGGTTAAAGCATCATCCAAAAACCATTTGAAGTATATCTCTTCTTTGGAGTCAAATATATGACCATCATGAGAATATTTTCTATCCTCTTTTATTATCGGTAATACTTGCATTTATTTCTCCTCATCGTTATTGTAAAAAATAGCCATCGCGGATGCAATGGCTATAATGATTTTTACCAAAATTTGAGCCTACCAATATTTCTACCAATAAAACCGACAACTGCTTTGCCTGCTCTCTTGAAAAAACCCTCAGCGTTTGCAATAAGAAAAGGGACAATAATCTCTATCACCTCATTCACTATAACACCCTTGATGTCTTCAAGATTTGCTTTGGCTTCAGACTTAAGCTCGTCTCCAGCCTTTGCTACTGCATCTTTGACAATAACCTCAGTACTATCTTTAAGCTCGCCAACTTTTTCCTCAACAACATCTCTAACCTTATAAGTAATGTTGTCATCCACAAACTGGTTAAAATTGTCAAAATCTCCCATACTTGTTTCCTCCTTAATAGTTGTTTTTGATAATTAATTTAAATGTTTCATCCTCAACTCGTTCATAAAGCTCTGTTAAAGCCTTCATACTACCACAAACCTCCTTCCTTAAAGCATTGATCTGCATACCTAAAAGTATACAGCCACAAGTATCTTCAAGATAATTGCCTACATGGATTAAAATATTGCTTCGCCCGTATACTTTATTTAAACCAAAAGCCATCAATTTTGATGATTCTTTTTTGCGTTTGGCAGTGTATACTCCATCTGGGATACACGATATGTTCACTCTGTTTGCTCTCCATGGCAATTCCATGGTAAAACAAAGTACTTCTTTGTCAATGGTTAATACACCAAAAGTTCCTTTGTCTGAGGTCTCCAGCCTTGTGATCTCTACAATATGCATGTCGTCCGTCTCCTTATTATAGTTATCTTGATGTAGCCACTCAAGCCCCCCGTAAAATACTTTATCGTATCTTGGAGGACTTGGCTTTATTAACCCGCTACGCATTTGGTTGATTCTTTTCTTTCATATAGTCTTTGGCAGCAAAACACATACATTGTTTCCCGTCTAAAAGATAAAGGCACTTGTTTTGAAATGAAGCTGGAGCAAAACCTTTACATTTCTTTTGGTTTTCAAAAAATTCTTTCTCTTTGCATTCAGTTATACCATTTTTGTAAACGCTAAAATACTCGCCTTTTTCTGTATGAACGACCTCAGGCATTTTCTTTTTTTCAGGCTTGTCCTGGGCTTTATCTTTAACCTCATAAAGTTCATCATAAATATCATGATATCCGTACATAACATGTCCCCTATAAATTTAATAGTTAAAATTATTTTTTAGATAACCATAATTCAAAGGCTTTCACGAAATCACCTTTTCTTTTTGATGCGGATTCAAACAGTCTTTCTACATCGACTCCCTGTTTTTTTGCGGATTCACTTGCAAATTTTGCGACATCGGCTTTTTTTGACTCATCGAAAAAGGAAAATACCTCTTTAGCATATCGGTTTTCATCTTCAGCTGGAGGTTTTGCCTGATCTTGTGGAGGCGTTTCAGGTGAAATATTATTTTTTACTTGTGAATTAGATGTTGTAGTAGGAGGAGGATCTTTTTTATACATGGTCTTCGTTTTATGTAATTCTGTTGGCTTAGTATCAGTTTCTCTTTTAAAATCCGGATCATCTGCCTTATGTGTAGGCAGGTTAAAATATTTCAATAAGAAGTACTTTTCACTATATGTTGCTGCCTTCCCTACTCCTTTTTCTGTCGATTTACCAATGCCTTGTCCCACAAACCTGCATTCCGTATAAGCTCCGGAATCAATACAAACGAAACGATATATAAAGCCACACTCCGTAAATATTGTTTTCCCATCATCCCTAAGTGTTGCCTTATAATTTTCCATATCTGTCTCCATGACTAACCTGTTTTCGTTGAGTAGTTTCCGGATGTCCCTCAAGACCATTGGAGATGACGCATAGGCGAATTTCTCGAACGAATTAATGCTATCATATGCTATCGAATGCATACCTGATCTTACAGCGTGTAGCTTTTTATATAATTCTAATTTGCTTTTCATTTTTTCTCCTCATTTTAAGTTATGGTTAATTTTTGTTTTGATCTTGAATGCAGTATATAATATCCAAGATCAAATGTCAAGGGTTTTTGTTATATTTTTAAAGTTTTTGTTATATTTATTTTAATGCCTGGGATATTTTCCATACCTGCTTTTATCATCATATTTATAGTTGGTGCTATTGCTTTTTTTATTTGTTCTATCCTCTCCTCGAAAACATTGTCGGGCAATAACTTAAAATCAATTATCTCCCAATCAGTTTTATAAACATATTTTTGCTCGGCAAGTTCTATCTCAGCATCCCGTTTTGCTTTTTCAATCCGCTCTCTTTCTATGTTCGCCGCTTCTACGCGTCTTTCCTCTTCCATGGCCAACTGCATGGCTTTTTCTTTTGCCATGCGCTCTTGATGCTCTCGCTCGGCCTCAAGTTCTTTTAGCCTGTCCTCAGCCTCAAGTGTCTTTTTATCAAGAACGAAAAAACACTCCTCTTGTTCTTCAGTTTCAAGCTTTGCTTTTTCAGCTTCCATCCTTGCTTTTTCGGCTGCTTTTTCTGCTTCAATTTTATCTTCAATGGCTTTCTTTTTTTCTGCTTCAATTCTTTCGAGCTCCTGGTTTTCTTTTTCCTTTTTAAGCCTAATTTTTTCAAGGTCTGCTTGTATTTTTTCGGCCGCTATTTTATCAGCTTCGAGTTTTTCCTCCATGGCTTTTCGCTGTAGATTTGCATAATCACTTAGTTTTTCTTTGATAATCTTTTCTATATTTGAAACCTCTACAGACAATTCTTTGACATGCCCATTAACAAGTTTTGTAAATTGTAAAGCCGGCGCATTGACTTTTTTTCTTTCAGCCTCAATATCCCTTCTTAACTTACCAACATATTTAAGACCTTTTGAAAAAGTGGCTTTATCGTCTTCTGAATTAAGATTTTTATCGACAATGCTATCTTTAAATACGATTAGATCGTTAGCAAATGTCGAAAATATACTTACAACCTCTTGATCTGTGATTTTCCCAACTAAATCCATTTTCATACTCTCTCTCCTCGTTTTTTTTGTTGTTATTGATTAACCGAGTAACTCTTCATTTGAAACACATGCTGAACATATCCATATTATAGGATTTAAATTTACAAGCTCAAAACCTTTTTCGCCATGAGCGCCACAAATTAAACATTTTTTTTCTTTTTCCTTATAAGCTCTTTTTTTTTCTATATCTGTGGCTATTCTATCGATATTATTCATTATTGATAACTCCCATCTCTATGTTTTCTTTATAGTAACTGATTAATTTATTTTTAAAAATTTTCAAGTTATCCTCATAGTTTCTAATTTTATCAAAAACGGCAAGGCCGCCATTACGCCTTACTCTTAATGATCCTGCCCTACCTATTTTAATACCATTTTCCTCAGCAAGATATTTATATGAGGCTATTTGCAAACCCCATGCTTTTTCATTTTTAGCCATAGACGTTTTTATATCCACAAGGGTATCAAATTTATCGCCATTTAATCTTGCAATAAAATCAATTTGCCCACAAAAAAGACCTTTTTTATCAATAAGCCTTTTCTCTATAAGGATTACATCTTTGATCATAAGTTCAGACCATGCTTTGAACGACAAATAATAAGGCAAAATATCATTATCTATTGAAGTCTCTACAATAAAATGACCTTCAAGGTATAATTCGCAAAGGTAATGTACCAAAGTCCCCCTCGCTTTGCCTTCATCGGTGTAATACCGATCACAAGAGTCATCTCCGGAAGAAAGAATACTTGTTGATGACGGCAAACCTGTGTTGTTGCTGTACTTTGGGATTTTCATACATTATACCCTTTAACTATCTTTATCGAAATGTCGCAAGCATGTTCAGCTGAATCCATTTCAATCTTATAGCCCGAATTGAGCAAATTTATCAACTCAATCCTGTTCATATATTTACCTATAAAATGTTTAAGGACGTCTGCATCCTCTATAAAATATTTTCTTTCATAATCGCTCATGGTTTATCTCCCCCTTTTTTATTTTGTTTTGATCTTGAATACAGTCTATCATATTCAAGATCATGTTGTCAAGGGTTTTTATTAAGCAGTTCTCATTTTTTTGAAGTTATTATAAGCACCTTTTCTGCCATCTATTTTCCTTGAGATGACGTTTCTTAAGCAAACAATAAAACCAGCCCATGATCCTTTATAATCAGCGCTGTTGAAATGTTTTTCCATTGGAATATCTTTTTGTTTGTTTATCAAATCTAAATACATTTGGTTTCTCCTCTTTTTGGGTTATTGTTAGTTTTTATCTCAACCTTAAATACAGTCTATCATGTTGCAAACCGTTTGTCAAGGGTTTTTATTTTGTTTTATCAAGAAAAAAAGTTTCCTCGTTAAATTAATCATTTTATGACAGCTCTAACTTATCATCTTTTGAGTCAAGCTCTTCTATTATATTATCTATATGTCCGTTTATTTCATTTATGTTATCTTTAAGGCTGTTGTAGTAACCTTGCAAATATTCAATATCTCTTTTAAAAGATTCTATATTTTTTGTTAAAAACTCCGTCATTTCTAAAATTTTTGTAGCATCTACTATTTTGCTTTGTTCATCCATAATTACTATCCCATCAAATTATTTTTTCGTTAAAAAATTAATTGAAAATAACTCCTGTAGTCCTTTTGAAAAAGCCCGTAATAGTTAATTGCCCATATTTTTTTCTTGGAGCATGTGCCTTGGGCTTTGCATCTTTTACAATATCTTTATTCATGCAATATACTGTATAATTATAATCCTCCTCTAATCCAAGGCGTTGCTCACAATCTAAATTACTATTAACACCCATGAGATACCTCCTTTTTAAATAATTAATGTTTTATCCTAACTTCAAATATAGTCTATCATATTCAAAGTTAGGTGTCAAGGGTTTTTATTTAATCTTGTAGTTCTTTCTATCTTTATATTCAATTTTTTTGCCAACATTCCAAGAACTTATAGGTCTAATGTAGCCTGTAACTCGACTGTATGTTTCTGCTTTGCCGCCGCATTTTTCGCAAATTTCAACATGTCCTGGAATATACCCACATTTCTCGCAAATCGAGAACGTGGGCGTTATCGAAATATAAGGCAAAGAACTCTCCATTATTATAGTTTTTACAAGAGCTTTTGTACCTTCGACTCCAATGCTTTCTCCAAGCATAGTATGGAAGACAGCTCCCCCTGTGTATTCTCTCTGTATAGTTTCTTGATGCCTCATGGCAAAACCAATATCATCGGTAAATTCGACCGGTAAATTAGTCGAATTAGTATAATAATCTTTATCTGAAATATCTTTTTGAGCTAATCTGTAAGCAGTACTCTCGGCTGGAGTAGCTTCCAAATTAAAAAGATCACCATATCTCATTTGGGCTATGAGTAACTCTTTTTTTATATTTTTCATGGTCTCAATTGTAATTGTTTGGCCTAATTTTGAGTCAATACCTTCGCCTAAAAGAGTTTCACAGGCTTCATGCATGCCTACGATACCTACAGTAGAGAAATGATTGTACCAATATTTATCAAATCTTTTCTTGATATCTCCAAGGTAATATTTTAAATAAGGGTATAAACCCTTTTCTGTAAAATCTTCAACCATTTTTCTTTTGATATTAAGTGAATAACAAGCAAGGTCTGTATACTCAGATAAAAGCCTTTTGAAAACCTTAACCCTCTCTGATATATGTTCGCCGCCTACACAGCGTGCAATGCTCGCATAACGTGGCAGGTTGAGGGTTACGACCCCAACACTCCCTGTAAGACCTATTGACGAAAATAGGCCGCCTGAGCGTTTTTGGAGCTGCTTGCGATCAATACGCAAACGGCAACACATTGACGTGATCTGGTTTTCATCCATGCCGCTGCCCACATAGTTCCCAAAATAAGGCACACCAAATTTATCTGTCAACTTCCATAAAGGATTATATTTCTGACTTTCCCATAAAAACTCTTTTGTAATATTATAAGTTGGTATCGGGAACGGGAACATATTACCGTTAGCGTCCCCCTCAGTCATTATCTCCCAAAAAGCTTTATTAATCATGTCCATTTGTGGCTGAAAGTCGCCATAGCTCTTTTCAAAGCCTTCCAGCGGAGACACAACCACTTGTGTCCTCATATGGTCTGGGCATATAAGATCAAATGTAAGATTTGAAAAAGGTTGTTGAAAGCTAACTCTCGTTGGAACATTCATATTAAAGACAAAGCTCCTCAGTTCTTTTTTTACAGTTTTAAAGTCTTTAATATTATCAGCGAAAATAAATGGAGCAAGCAAAGTGTCAAAGTTAGAGAAAGCTACAGCACCGGCTACTTCACCTTGCACGGAAAACAAAAAGTTAACTATCTGCCCTAAGGCAGACCTGAAATGCTTAGGCGGAGCGCACGCAATTTTGCCTTGTACACCACGAAAACCCTTCAATAAAAAATCTTTCAAATCAAACCCACAACAATAGGCCGAAACACTATTCAAATCGTGAATATGAAGCAATCCAGCACTATGTGCGTCTTTAATCTTTTTGGTGTAGATATTATCTTTCCAAAAACCTTTTGACACCATTTTTGATATCATCCCATTTAACCCTTGTAAAGAATAACCCATGTTTGAGTTTTCCTCTATCTCCCACGTATTTTTCTCAAGATATTCACCGACTTCTTTGAGATAATCTGCCATAATTTAACTCCTTTTCTTTTCAAGTTTAGTTATAAATTTTTCTATTTGATTGATTTTCCTTGATTCTTTTAAAGGGTTTGCCTCAAGGTCGTCATAAAGCTCTATAAAGATGCCTTCCTCGTCGATAGTGGTTGTCAATGCGTAGACAGCCATTAACTTTGAGAGTCTCTCCTCTATCCTATTTAGGCTATCGTCAAGAGCTGCAAGATCACATAACTCTGAAATAGATCCGAGTTTTTCCTCTTTGATATAATTTTTTAAATCTAAGAAATTATCAAAAAAAGAATAACTAACATCTGACGAAGTTATGTCAGAAAACGATTTTTCAGACGAAACATAAATGTCATATGTCGACCTGAATTTGCCAAAATCATCCCTCTCCTGAAGCCTTGAAACATTAACTATTCTCATTTTATCCACCTCCATAAGTTATTTTATTTATTATCATTAAATACAATATAATATATTCAATTACAGTTGTCAAGCTTTTTATTTATCCTCTAACCAAATAAAGGCAAAGTTATCAGCCATTATAGCGACAGGCATATTGTCGCCAACAGCCTTGATTTCTGGTTTTATTTCTGTCCATATCTCTTTTAAACTTTCTTTTCCTGCTAACCAACTTTCTGTTATCATCATGTCATATTGATATACTTTGTTTTGGTAATCGGTTGAAACGCTCATGATTTTTCTCCCCTTTTCTTTAAGTTATTATTAATGTTTGTTTTGATCTTGAATGCAGTGTATAACACTCAAGATCATCTGTCAAGGGTTTTTATTTAAAAAGTTTATTAAAAAAATGTTTCTGTAGTACATAATCGTTCATAGACATCCTGTACACTGTTAGATATAATTTATAATGTTTTTTAGCCATAGATTTCATATACCCAAAAGCTTCGCTCTGTTCGTCAAAAACTCGTTTCTGCATTATATAATCATGCTGATACCTTGTGACTGCCATTTTTTTAATTTGCCCATCGGCTTTATTTTCCATATATTTCAAAGCTTCAATTTGCTGATTAAAAACATATTTTTGCAATTCATAGTTACCTGGGTGTCTTTTCCCGACAAGCTTCCTAAGAGTTCTGTTTTTGACAGTTGATATATAAACGTATGCAGCCATTTGCCGATTGTATGTATATAACTGCATTCTTTTGTTATCAGGATAAGCTTTCTCAGCATACCTGTCAATTGTTTCCTCCGCTAACGGAGAGAGAGTAGTATTCGCGAAACTAAGATTAGTTAATAAAACGACCATTGCTGCTAAAGTTAATGTTAATAATTTTTTAAACATTTTTTATCTCCTTATTAATTATGGGTTAATGTTGCTTGTTTAGTATTATATTATTGCAAGAGACAAACCAAAGTATAAAAATATTATATTTATTTTACAAGTATCTGATTTTATTATCAAAAAGAAAATAATAGTTTGTCCTTGCTATTTTAAAAATAAAAACTGATATACATTTGTGTAAACTTTTACATATAATGTGGTAATTTTTTGCCGTTTGTTGGGTAAAAAAAGTGATATGTTCCTCATGTCTCTTATACTGCATTTTATTTTCCACGCATACCATTACATTACCCACCTTGTTTTTGTTCAGCCACGGCAATCTCGTGAGGCATATTAGCTTTTTTCGGATTGTCTCCACTTAACACCTGTTCTGACCTGTACAAGGCTTGTATCTTCTGCCAGTATTTGCTTTTTAGAACAGATATTATTTCTTATCATTTTGCCTATTATATTCAAAAAGCTCAACCGACCTTTTGGTCTTTCAAAGTTAAGGTCTTGATGCTCCCCACAAAAAGTTATAAAATTGTTGTATAGATCTATTGATGTGATATAATCATCAACATCCCCTGTAAATTCAAGAGTATTATCAATAAATAATTGCAGGGCATTTTTAGTTGATATTTTTATACCAGAGCAATCAACCCCAGCCTTAATATTTTTTTTAATAAGAGCGACATTCTCACGGTTTGTTAATTTTTCTTTCATAACCCTGATTTTCTTTAATTTTCTTTCTGCATTTATAACTTCTTGTATAGCAGTTACTTCTCTTTCTATCATCATGCACATTTCTCTGGATGCTTTCATATTGTCTCCTCGTTATTTAAGTTATTGATTGAATTACTGGATCATACCACAATAATATGATCCAGTCAAGCTTTTAAACAGTTAATTGCAAATTGATATTAACATTTTTTTCTTTTTTATCAAAATACAAATTAAAAACCTCATCAAGAATAGCTTCGTGATAAACATTGACATGTCCATATCTTGTGTCTTTTGTTTTTCCTATCTCTATACCTCTGTCCCTGCACATTGCGGAGGCTATCCTACCCAATCTGTTTGCCGTCTTGACGTCAATATTAAGGCTTTTCATGGATGCATACCCTTTAATAGAATACTCATCCACTTCAGATGTGATCTGCTTGCACTCGACTTTGTGAAGGCGTTCTTCTAATTCGGCCTGCTTCTTATTCGTGTCATTAAGTTTTTGTGCTACACTTATTAAGATTTCTAACTCATTCATGGGTTTAGCTTGTTGCTGATCTTTAATGTGCTGCTCCATGCGGTTGAACTCTGCAATATACACTTCTTTGAACTTTGCCGCTTTTTTGCCTGTGTAGCCCATACATAAAAAAGTTAGTCCGTCACGGGTAAGTTCATACATCGGTTGAGCTTTATTTTGTTTGTTGATATAAGAGGACGCCGCAAAATTGCCGAGTCTAAATTTATCAGAACATTCGATCTTTTTAATTGATTTTAATACATCATCATGTTGCTTCCCGAATACCTCTGCTACCTTCCTGGATGTTGTTGTCAGTTGATTATCTTTATTAATTACCACTAAGTCTTTCATAATTGTTCTCTCCTCGTTTAATTTATTGTTATTATTGATTAATTTTTATCCATCTTGTTAAACATTTCAAGTATTTCTATTTTCTTTTTTGCCGCCTTTTTCCCTGTATAACCCATAGTTAAAAAAGTAAAGCCGTCACGAGTTATATTATACATTTTATTTTTCTTGCCAGACTTATCAGCATAATATCGCTCCTGAAAATTCAGGGCATAGAATTTATTAGAACATTCAAGATTTCTAATCGATCTTATTACAGCATTGTGCCTTTTCTCGAAAACTTCAGCCACTTTTCTTGATGTTGTTATTAATTCGTTGTCTTCGTTGATAATCACTAAATCATTCATATTGTTCTCCTCTTTTAAATTATTGTTATTGTTGGCCAACTCTCTATCCATCTTGTTAAACATTTCAAGTATTTCTATTTCTTTCCAGTCGAATCAATATATTCACTGTCCCGAAAGTTCGGGTGAGTAAAATCCTCTGGAAGTTCAAGCTTTTCGATAGCTTTTAACACATTGCTAAAAAAGTAAATCCGTCTCTGGTCATTTCAATCATAGGTTGAGGTTTACCTTGTTTATTCAGGTAGTTAGACTCCCGAAAATTCGGGAGTGAAAACTCTTTTGTTAATTCATACATCGGCCTTTTTTGATTTTGTTTATCAAAATAAGACCCCAATCCAAAATTGAGCGCGGCGAAATCAGCATAATCACTCAGCCCAAATATGGGTTTAGTGCTAAACACTTCTGGAATATCAATTTTTTCGATATCCCTCAACACATGCTTATGATCTTTGCCAAAAACCTCTGCTACCTGTAAGCTCATTGCTGTGATCTTAAACGCCTTTGCCGATCACTACTAAATTATTCATATTGCCTCCTCATTGTTTAAGTTATTGATATTATTGTTATTGCCTGTAAAATCACCATCATTAAAAACATAATAACATATTGTTATTAGCTTGTCAAGGGTTTTTGCTTAAAAAAAACAGGATCATCAAAAAAAAAGGTCTCCTGGAATTTGGTAGAAAAAGTCGTAACAGTTTGGGTGTTTTTCACGAGAGACTACCCCTATGTCTAAAATACAGTACAGTTTCTTTTTGAAAGCATAATATAATATGAAAATCCTTATGAAAGAATATAGTATATAACGGTTACTGGTTACAAAAGCTTCAAGAGTGTACTATAGGTAGTGATTTGAACAGTAGCCGTTTTGTAGCTGATGCAACCGATAGGCGATATGTAATTTTCAAGTATCTGTTTTTATTACATATGTTATTTTTAAAACAATCGGACATTTTGGCCGATATACCACTTTTTACCCTATCTGCTACAGTGATTATGTAAACTTTTACAGTTTTTTTTGCTCTTTTTTAGAAAGTGTAATATAGACAAAACCAAAAAAGCAGACCAAAAAGCTCCAAAATAACATCTTTTTGGCTATCTGTAACAGAACGAAAAAGAAAAAGACCAGAGGATTTCTCCCCCAGCCTTTTTTTTGATAAATGTCTTTTATGCTGTTTAATATTTTCTTATTTCTATTCTTTCCACATTATACCGGTGCGTATATGTATTAATTTGCGGTCATATTTGCCCATCCTTATAAGTGTTTTATTTGACCCTGGAAGTAGTATTGTAATCATCTTTGAAAAACTTAGCCTGTTTTTTATTCTTGCTGACATGCCAGACTTGTCACAAAACTCTTTATACCCGTCCCATAGCTCACAGAATGGAATGCAGTCATCATTGCATCCAGTTATATCTATTGTTGTGTTAAAGAACATATTGAAGGACTCCGCTACAGTCAATGGCCTTTTTTTTGATAAGCTATATTTATCATTTGTTCCTGGATAATCTTTCTCGAAGCTATCAGACAAAAATGATAATTCTGTTTTAACCTCAACGAGCATTTGATTGATTCTTTTCTCTTCTGCAATTAACTCGACAATACGAATTGCTGCTTGCTGAATACTTTTTGTTTCTTTCATACCTTTACTCTCCTCGCTTATTAATGGTTAAATTTCTTTGTTTCTTACCGGATCATCCTTCCATGTTAAACCAGTACGTACTCGCATTGGTTTGCGGTTATATTTGTCCATCCTCACAAGAGTCCTATCTGTCTCTGGTAATAGTTTTGCAATCCTTTTTGAAAAGCTTAATTTGCTTTTTATCCTTGTTCCTTCCAATATCTTGTTATCATCACAAAAGGCTATGTACTTGTCGTAGACTTCACAGGATGGTAGATAATCCTCATCGCACCCAGTTATATCAATTTTTTCGTCAATGAACGTGTTGAGTGATTCAGACAGTGTTATGAACCTTTTCTTTGATAGTCTTTTTTCCTCGTCACCTTCGCAACAAAACTTCCAGTTCTTTTCCCACATTTTTTTCTGGTTGATTGTCAAGACTGCTTTTAATATGGCGGCCTCATAATCTTCATTCTTTAACTTATAAATTAAATTCTGGTCGCCTGGTAAATCAAGCATATTTTTATTAAATTCAATAAGAATAAGCCTTCTAAAAAAACCCTCAGTTTTATCAGAGCTTTGAGGTATCTCGTTCATGGAAAAGAAAAGCTTTGCATAGTTATCAAAAGTAAGGTCTGGAAGATACTTTCTTGCGCATGTTATCCTGTCACCTCCGGTTAATTTCTTTATAATGCCCATCTCCATCATTTTCAAATAAGGTATCTCGGCTGCAAAATTAGCGAATGATCCGAACAATGCCTCTCTGCCAAAAGCATCCTCCTTAATAAGTTGATTCAATCCAAGATGTGATATCCTACCCATACAGTCCTGAAGTATCCTTGTGTATGCAGATTTGCCAGTGCCGCCATCACCATGGAGATAAAACATCTTAGTCCTTTTTGCCTCTTCTTTCATAAGACAATACCCAAGTAGTTCAAAGAAAAGACTTTTATATTTTTCTCCAAGGATTTGCCCCGATATGGTTTCAATCATTATCTCATCGTTATTAATAGGGTTTTTCTTTTTTGATAATTCCGTTGCTTTTTCGTTGTATGCAAATGGAATTCTGTGCAAAAGATAATTTTCTTTTCTTGCATTTGTTATAGCGCCAGTTTTATAATTGATGTCACAATCTAACAAATTAATACAGCTTTTAAGCTTTTCTTTTTCCAAATTAATAGTAGCCGTTTCGCCAAGCTCTCTCTTGGCACGCTTAAGAACGATAATAGCATTTTTAGGGTATGCTATTGCCGGCGGTAAATGCTCGCATAGAATTTCGCCTTCGGCTATCTCATCTGTAAGTTCCATCCAAGTTTCTGTTTTTTTATTGTAGAATAGATAGTCCCCATTATCTGTTTTTATCCAGTCTTCTTTTTTCAAAGTTTCAAAAGTAACATTTTTAAGCCTTATTGCTAACGGTACTTTTTTGGGTTTGAGGTTTGCTCCAGTAGCATTTTCTATTTTCTTAATCCTTGCCTTTTTGTGATCTGCATAGTGCGCTGAAATATTTGAGCGCAAAGCGGTCTCAACTTCTGAATATGGAAAACCATTTTGCATCTCAGGATTTAGTTGGTCATACCATGATCTTGCGAACAGTTTAATATTCTTTTCAGAGTAGCCGTTTTTCATCCATGCTCCAACATTAGTGCATATTGCGTTGTTTCTTTCACCTTTACATGGCTGCATTATTAACGTTTTTATTTGGAATTGCTTGCCATCGCAAATATCTATACCTTTAATTTCTACATCATTATCTGGTTCTATTTTAGTTACTTGCTCTTCTTGTTCACCACCTTTGATGTTAAAACCTGCCTTTTCAAGAACAGGTCTAATATCCATTGCCCATGACACAGCCTTTATTGGTAAATCCCTTACGGTCGTGTACTGACCTCCATCGGGGTGTGTTGACCCCGCGCCTACTACAGCATTTTTGTTTGTAAGCACATCGGCGTGCTTATCTCCATTTTTAAAAATAGCAGCTCTTTTCGTTAAAGAGCTTTGATCATTATTATAAAAATAATAATGAAATCCTTTTTTTGTTTTGGTTGTATGCGTATGTGGCAAACCATCCATCAACCTTGCTATCTCGTGATTTGGATGATCATCGTCGACCACAAATAGTTTCTCCGCCTCCTCCCCGCACACGATAGCAATATTGCTCCCGCTATTTAATATTTTTTCTGCATCTTCTCTACCAACTACTGCCTTAATCCAATCTGTACCTTTAACTTTTCTCGCCTTTGATTTCGGGTAAACAGCTAAAAACTTACACGTTTGCAGATGTTTAGAAATTTTTGCCATATTACAATCTCCTTATACTTTGTAGTTTCTCTTAATATAGCAGATTTACAGTGGGTATGTCAAGGGTTTTTATTGTGTTATTTTTTTAAATAATGATAAAATCTTTCATTCCAGCAAGCATCCGACAGTGCGTTATGTCCGTTTACAGGGCTTTTAAACATTGGTTTTTTAACAGTGTTGGCGAGTTGTTTCAAGTCATTACAATACATCGGCCATTCTTTTGGAAGGTTTATCATTGCGCCAAATAGCCAACAAAAATTAATCCAATCATAAGAAGAGTAATAGCCCCAAAATTCAGGAACATCCTCACCTATAAAACATAAAATACTATCCTTGATTTTTGCCTTTGGCATCCACAATTTATGATCCTCAGATAATGACTTTATTACATGATCTTTGACCCAGTCAGACGCCTTTGTGGAGTCAAATTCATTATTGATAGCATAAAACGTTCGCTCATCTTCACATTTTATGCCGATTGATATTAATTCAATCGAGCATGGATATTCGATAAATTCTGTATCAATAAAATACCTCATTTTTTATCCTTTATATTTTTTTATATTGTTTAACAAAAAAAAGACGAGAGCAAATAAATGCTCCCGCCTTATTATTTTACTTAACGGTTAATTATTAGGAAAAGAAAGCTAATAATTTACGGGCAAACACATGGTAGCTATTATCAAGATTTGTGTCTAACAAAAGAAGTAGACCTGTTCTTGTCATAGCCACATCACCTCTTTTAATTTTAAAATTTTTATAACGAAAAGATTTTGTGCAGGGAAGTCCCCCTATTTTGTGGACAATATCAATCCCGCTCAGCTCTTTTTTGCCAGTTATTTCAAGAATATCACGAATTGTAATATATTTTTGTTCCATCCTTATATTCTCCTGGGGTATAGGAATTATGTTAAAGTGTTTAAATAATCAACGGCCTCTTTAAAATCAATATCAAACCACAATCCTATTACTCTGTGTGGCTCAAATTTTTTATGCATTTTGGTTTTAAGGTAGGACGTTTCTGCATTTTTAACATAATATTTCTTTATTATGAAAAAGCCTCCTATTTTTTCTGTAATTTTAACACGTTTATCAATAGATGAGGTTATACCAATTTTAACGCGGCTAAATTCATTCTCTATTAAATATAATACTTTATCAACCTTCTCTTCTTTGTCTTTTTTTCCACCTTCAGGTTGATGATTACCATCATTTGTTAACATGCGCACACCATCCTCAGATATGCCATACAATGGAAACTCGTTGTTCTCAGCGTCAATATAGTCTCTATTTTCAAAATTTAAGGTCATAAATTCTTTAGAACAATCAAGTTTTTTGATCCGGTCTATTATGCTCAAATGATCTTCATTTATTTTCTTTGCAAGATCTCTTGATGATATTACCATTTTATTTTTCATATTCACTCCTCGTTTTTACTGCATCATAAACATAACGGTATTATACATTATTTAAGCTATCTAAAATGGGATATCGTCTGATTGCGGATCATATCCGTGACTACCTCCATTATTCCGTTGACGGTCTTCATTATTTTTTGGCGTCAAAAAATCAATTTGATTAATTTTTGTTGATGTGAAATATTTCATAACTCCATCCTTTTCGTATTTTTTCGTTTCGGGAACGCCTTCAAAATAAAGTTTGTCACCTTTTGCTAAATAATTCCCAACAGCTTCAGCAAGTTTCCCAAAAGCGACTCCATTTACCCACTCAGTTCCTTTTTTATTAGCAGCATTAGAATCATATACTGAACATCCTATCGAAAATTTTGCGATAGCCATGCCTGAAGCTGTATAAGTGATTTCAGGTGTACGACCTACATTACCGATACCGGCTTGTTTTAACATAATTTTTCTCCTCTGTTAGTTATTAATATTAATTAATTATTTAGTTATCTGAAAAGAGTTATACCATATAAAAAAACACCTGTCAAGGGTTTTTGGGTTTTTATCAAAAAAAAACCACCCTTTATTTTGATAAGGATGGCTTTAATATAACATTTTTTCTTTCTGATTAAATTAATTTTTTCTTGATTTCTTCAATGTCAAGCAATATCTCATTATAATTTTCTTTAATGCCTGTGTCCATCGGGTATTTTTTTAATAATTCTTTTAAGTAATATTTACGTTCAAGCAAAAATAGATAACGTATTTTGGTGTCCAAGATACAAGTAGTCTGCCTCAAGCTTGTCGTTATTTTAGTAAATGAATCTCTAATATCCTGAAATGTGGTTACTGTCTCTTTTTTTAGCCTGATAATCTCCCTCTCCGATATTACTACCTGGGATGATTGATCCCAGTTACTATTTGCAAAGCATAAAATAGTTGTGATACCGACGATTATAGCTATTATGGTTGATATATATTTTATAGTCATAATTTATTCTATGATAAGCCTCCCAAAGTCAATTGACATAGTAGATAAGTCAGAAAGTGTTATTATAAATAAAAGATAATATAAGCCTGTTGGTTTACCTCCGTGCGTAAGGATTACACTTACATAGTCATCACCTGATGTAGTGCTTGAAACTATGCCTGATATAGGCGTACCATCATCAAGAGACGAAACGCATTGCACTACAGCACTGCTAATAGTTGTCCCGTAAGGCAGCGTCCCGTCATTAGCTGTAATCGAAGAAGATATAGAAAATGAAAACCTATACCCTACGCCAACATCATTCTTTTGAAGATTAAGTTTATTATTCCCACGGAAACCTTCTATCATAAAACCTCCTTATTAGAGTTGTCAATGTATGCCATAACACTCATTATAGTGCAATTGCGCAACATTAACAACTCAGTAAAACATTTCATTTTCTGCTATGCATCGGCCGCTGTAATAGAATAAGTACAATTTAGGACGTCATCTGTTAAAACTGCCCTGGATGCTGAAAAATCTCCTACAGATATTAATGTGCCTGACGTTCCTGAAGCGGCCGAACAAAGAAATGATCCATAAATTGTATCCGCCGAAGTAAAGGTAAAAGATGCCGGAGACGCTGAATTTGTTATATTTTGGGAGCTTACTCCAGCCTCAACCCATGCTTTTCTGTCACCGGTATAATTAGTTAATTCAGCCCAAGAAGCATGAGACGCTAAAGTATCAGCCGCCGCCGCCGTTCCTGTATCTTTTAACCCGACATAATGTGTCCCGTCTGGTGTTTCATCGGATAAACCAACTCCAAGAAAATAATCAAGCCCAGCGTTAACAATAAGGTTTTCTTGCTCTTCTGTCCAAATTACCTTCCCGTCTCTTATTAATTCCCATTTATATTTTCCACGGATCTTCATTGAATTCATAATTTTCTCCTTTATAATTTTGAGTTAAAATTTCTGGTAATATTCTTCGACCTGAAAAAACGTTGCTCCTCCTTTGCAAAAAATAATGTTTTAAAAACCGCCAAGATTGATTCAAGCGAATCATAAAGACTTAACTTTTCAATTATTATTTCATTGAAAAGCTGATTGCCAAAATTTATAATATCTGCAATATTAATTGTTTCTAATAAAGTTTCTGAAAGCTCTGCAACCTGGGTAATGTCATCGGATAAACTAAAAGAATCAATTATAGTATTGTACAATTGTGAAAAAATTGATGTAGAGTCACCAATTGTAAATGATTCAGAAATTAATTTGCTAAATAATTGGAAACCAAGAGTAGAATTATTAAGGTTTAAAGTCTCTGCAATAAAAGCAGATATCTGCTTTCCATTAGAAACAAAATCATTTAAATTTAAGATATCTCCAACAATTTCGGCAATTAATTGGTTATTAATGTTAGAATTATTGATGCTTAAAACATCTATAATGGTTTCAGCAATTAATTGGTTATTAATGTTAGAATTATCTAAACTTAAATTTTCTGTGATAATTTCAGATAGTTGTTTCCCGTTAATGTTAGAATCATTGACATTTAAAGCATCTATAATGCTTTCAGCAATTAATTTGTTATTAAAAATAGAATCATTTAAGTTTAAGGTATCTGTGATAAATTCAGCAATTAACTGCTTGCTAATATTAGAATCATTTAAACTTAAATTCTCTGTGATAATTTCAGCAAAAAACTGATTGCCATAATGAATAACATCGGCGATACTAATTGTTTCTGATAAGGTCTCTAAAAGTTCTGCAACCTGGGCAATATCATCGGATAAACTAAAAGAATCAACTACAGCGTTATATAATTGCAAAAAAGTTGGTGTAGCGTCATTAATTACGAAAGACTCCGTGATTATTTTGCTAATTAACTGATTACTATAAGTAAGATCGCTGAAGTTTAAACTCTCTGCAATAAAAACAGATAGTTGTTTTACATTAGACGTAAAATCATTTAATCCTAAGATATCCGCAATGCTTTCAGCTATTACTTGGCTATTAATATTAGAATCGTTAAAACTCAAAGCCTCTATGATAATTTCAGCAATTAATTGACCCTTAAAAATAGAATTATCAAGGTTTAAAATTTCTGTGATAGAAGTAGATATTTGCCCA